GCCCAGAGGGCTGGAGCAAGCTCTTGCCAAAATCGAAGCCTAAAAACTGGGATGCTGTCCTAGAGTACGCCACATCGATACAAAACGGGACAAAAATCGCCTGTGAAGAGCTGAAGCAGGCGGTTGACAGATTCTTTCGGGATCTGGATAACCCAGACTATGAACTCAATCACAAGGACCCAGAGTTTTGCATCCAGGTCATTGAAAAGACCATCTGCCACCAACAGGGAGAAAAGCTGGATGGAACGCCGTTGCGGGGAACTCCATTCCTCTTGGAGCCGTTTCACAAGTTTATCATTTATAACCTGGTTGGGTTCAGGCTTAAAGGCACTAATATTTTACGATTCCACGAAGCACTTATTTACATTCCAAGAAAAAACATAAAGACATCGTTTGCCGCTGCACTGTCCTGGGCTTTATCCCTCCTGTTTCGAAGGTCAGGCTCTAAGATGTATATTGCATCCGCAGCCCTGATGCAATCGTTAGAGTCATTCAATTTCTTGAACTACAACGTAAAGCGGATGGGAGAGGATTCTCGGGATGGTGGGTCTGTGCGGGTCATAGACAACAATAACGAGCACAGCCTGTCGGCCACACTGGGAGACGGATCATTCTATATTCGGGCGCTGGCCGCTAACCCAGACAGTCAGGACTCATTAAACTGCAACATTGCTATCTGCGATGAGATCCACGCGTTTAAACAGCCGAAGCAGTACAACCTCTTCAAGGAGGCCATGAAGGCATATACCAACAAGCTCCTGATTGGAATTTCAACTGCCGGAGACAACGAACAGGCGTTTCTTGGGCAACGATTGAAATATTGCAGGAAGATCCTGAATGGAACGGTAAAGGATGAACAGTACTTCATTTTCATGTGCTGCGCCCCAGAGGGGGTAAAAGACGGGAGTGTAGATTATACAGACCCTAAAATCCACGAGATGGCAAATCCAGCTTATGGGGTAAGCATCCGTCCAGATGAGATCCTGAATGATTCGTTGCAGGCCCAGAATGACCCACAACAGAGAAAAGACTTTTTCGCAAAGTCTCTGAACGTTTACACAAATGCATTGGCCGCCTATTTTGATATCTATGAATTTCGGAAGAGTGATCGGCGGTACAATTGGACGCTGGAAGACTTGGCGAAACTCCCTATCACATGGTATGGAGGAGCAGACCTGTCAAAGCTTTACGACCTGACCGCAGCAGCACTCTATGGCACGCTGAAAGGATACCGAAGAAAAGATAACAAGACAGTTGATGTAGATATTATCATCCCACATGCGTGGTTCCCGGTGGTTGCCGCCCACAAAAAGGCTGATGAGGATGGGATACCCCTTTTCGGGTGGAAGGATGATGGATGGTTGGATCTATGCAACAGCCCAACAGTCAATCATGCCGATGTGATCAACTGGTTTATCGCCATGCGAAAAAAGGGGTTCAAAATCAAGCAGGTCGGACACGACCGAAAATTCTGCCGTGAGTATTTCCTGGGGATGAAGCAGGCAGGATTTAAAATTTTGGATCAGCCCCAATACTTCTATAAGAAATCAGAGGGCTTCCGGTACATTGAAGATCGGGCAAAAAATGGAGAACTTTATTATCTCCATTCGGAAGCATACGAATACTGCGTACAGAATGTGAGAGCGGTTGAAAAGACAGATGATATGATCCAGTACGACAAGGTACAACCAGAGCAAAGAATTGATATATTTGATGCCTCTGTGTTTGCCTGTATTCGGAAGCTGGAGGACATGGAGCGAAGAGACAGAGCGAAACGCTGGTTCGAGGAGGAATAACTGTTGAGCAGAAAAAAACGAAGCAACCACACGACGGCACGCGGACACCCCAATTCAGCGGTTAGCTTCCTGCTCTCGAATGACGCATACGACATGCTGTGCGTTTCGGGATATACCAGGTTGGCCGATAACCCAGAAATACAGATGGCAGCCGGGCGCATTGCTGACTTGATGGGCTCTATGACCATCCATCTTATGCAGAACACGGAAGACGGGGATGTACGGATAAAAAATGGCCTGTCCCGTAAGCTGGATATCAACCCGAGCGGAAACCTTACCAGATCCGCCTTTATCTCGACAGTAGTCCGGACACTCCTTATAGACGGAGATGGGAACTGTGTGGTTTATCCCAAATTTTCAAGGAGTGGGGATTTGATTGAGGATTTGGAGATCCTGCCTCCCTCCATGATCTCGTTTGTCCCAGATGGGAGAAGCTACTACATACGATATGGAGATCAAACTTTTAGGCCGGACGAAGTATTGCATTTTGCAATCAATCAAGACCCGGAGACTCCGTGGCTAGGCCATGGATACCGCGTAACGCTCAAAGACGTTGCCCATAACCTAAAGCAAGCGGCGGCAACCAAAAGAGGATTTATGGAGTCCAAATGGAAACCGTCTATTGTTGTAAAGGTCGATGGTCTGACGGATGAGTTTTCGAGCAAAGAAGGACGAAAAAAGCTGCTCGACAGTTACCTGGAGACCTCTGAAGCCGGCGAGCCCTGGATGATCCCGGCGGAAATGTTTGACGTAAAGGAGATCAAGCCACTCACACTGAATGACCTAGCGATCAACGACTCAGTCACAATAGACAAACGGACTGTAGCTGGGATTATTGGAGTCCCGCCATTTGTGGTTGGAGTCGGAAGCTACAACAGGGACGAATGGAATAACTTTGTTGACAGCAAGCTTATGCCTCTATCAAAAAGGATAGAGCAGGAACTGACACTTAAGCTCCTGTATTCCCCTGATCTTTATTTTCGATTCAATTCCCGGACGCTCCATGCCTACGACATGAAAGACATGGCAAGTATCGGGCAGGAATTGTATGTAAGGGGAATCATGACGGGGAACGAGGTCAGAGATTGGCTTGGCATGACTCCGCTGACTGGACTTGACGAGCTGGTCATCTTGGAAAACTACATCCCGCGAGGGATGATCGCGGATCAAGCTAAACTGAATGGAGGTGAGAACAGTGAATAGAGAAGATATGCAGACGAGGAGTATATCAGGTGCGTTCAAAACCAGGACGGAAGAGGGCGGAGATCTTTATATCGAGGGATATTTCTCCGTTTTTGACAGCAATTATGATTTATGGCCTGGGGCATCTGAGAGTGTGGCGCGCGGGGCGTTTTCCGATGCCCTGGAGGGGGATGTCAGGGCTCTTGTAGACCACGAGACGCGGCTTGTGCTAGGCAGGACTACGGCTAACACGCTAGAGCTGCGCGAGGATAACCATGGACTATGGGGCCGCATTAAAATCAACAGAGATGACAGCGATGCAATGAACCTGTACGCTCGTGTGCAAAGGGGAGATATTACTCAGTGCTCGTTTGGGTTCTCTATCCTTGATGAGGAAACAGAGAATCGAGAAGACGGAAGTGTCCACTGGACCATCCGAAAAGTAAAACTGTATGAAGTGAGCGTCTGCACTTTCCCGGCCTATGAAGATACCGGAGTGGTGGCGAGAAAGCGAGACTATGAGGACATCCAGAAGAGAAAGACTGAGGCATGGAGAAACGCATTGCTCAAAAGACTGAACCCAGGCCAAAGTCAACCGAATGAAACGGGAGGGAAATAACATGGCATTAAAAGCATTGGTCCTGAAGAAGAGACTCAACGAAAAGAAAGAACAACTGGAGGAGCTTAGAAGGGCGGCTGAACAGCTCCAAACCAGGGAAGCCGAACTGGAACAGTCTATCAATGAGGCCGAAACGGACGAGGAAAAGGCCGCGGTCGAGGAGGCGGTGGAACAGTTCGAGCAGGAAAAGGCCGAAAATGAAGCGGCCGCCGGAAAGCTGGAGGGCGAGATCAAAGGAATTGAAACCGAGATCGAGGAACTGGCCAGAAACGCACCTAAGCCCCAAAATCCAGAAAAACGAGAGGAGAATTTTGATATGGAAACCAGAACCTTTTTTGGCCTGGATGCACAGCGGCGCGATGCTTTCTTGGCCCGGCAGGATGTAAAGGACTTTCTGACAAGAGTGCGTGAGCTTGGGA